GCCTCACGAGCGTGCTGAATCAGACCCAACTCGTTGTGACGAGCGATGAGTTCTGGATAAGCACGAGTCATCAAGTTACCAAACTGTAGTTGAAGAGTTACAGCGTCGGTTGCGACGGTCTCTTCTGCTGCAGCAGAAACTGTAAGACTTGCTTTGGTCTCAGTACCAGGAGCGGTGTCAATTGCATTTGTCCAAAGTCCAACAGCGCTTCCATAAGATGAAAGAACTGGAGGAGTTACGAAGCGGATACCGCCACGGTCAGCCTGGAACTTAGGTAGCGCATCCTTTAGAGGACGAGCAGTTGTTCCAAGACCGAAGATGTCGTACTTGACTTCGAATGGTGCTGAATGACCACCAGAAGCAACAAGTGCTTCAGGGCCAGTTACAGCCTGAATGCGAGAACGGTTTACCTCAGGGTCTGTGGTAAGAGTGCGCTCTTCTGGGTATTGAGTTGTAATGGATGCAACAATGTGTTGCTCTCCATCTCCACCGTTTACACGGCGTAGTGCATGAAGACGCTTTGCCATTGCTTCGGCAACTGCGTTCATATCGTTTAGTGCGCTTCCAGCCGTATAGCCAGGAATATCTGCACCCGCTGTGATTGCCACAGGAGCGGCAGAAACCTGAGTAACAGGACGGCGGTCAGCCGGAACCTCAATGTTGAGGTTGTCTGCATTATCAGCAGCGGCGGTCACGGGTGCCTCCATATTTTCTTGAGCAGGTTGCTCATTTGTTTCGGTTGTTTCTTGAATTGATGCTTCTGCACTAGCAGTTACTTCTGCTACAACTTCAGCAGCAGGTGCAGTTTCTACAACTGCTTCTACTACTGGTGTTGCAACTTCAGCAACTGATGCTTCTGCGACAGGTGTTGCTTCTACTACTGCTTCTTCAGCAGCGGCAACAACTGTTTCCTCTACAACAGCGGATGCTGGTGCTTCAGTTGTTTGTACTTCTGTTGTTGTTTCAGTTGAGAACTCTGCGTTCTTGTCCGCATTGGTAGACGCTTCAGTCATTGGTTCCTCTTTCTTTTTCTCTTCTTCTTCCTCTTCAGCAGGAGTTTTTTCTGCTTCAGGAGCGACTGGCATATCGCCAGCCTCTTCCATCTTTTTCTCCTCTTCAGCAGGAGCAGGAGTTTCAGAAACAGGGGCCTCGGCAGGAGCCTCAGCAACAGGAGCAGCAGGTGCTTCTTCTGTCATTGGTGCTTCTTCTGCTTTTGGTTCCATGTCTGATTCTTTTTCGCCGTCTTCACCGTAAACGCGGTTAGCGGCCTCAGCGGCACGCTTAGAGAGTTCTAGAACCGCGGCCTCGCGGCGCTTGATTTCGTTACGAACTCCATCGAGCATATCGGCTAGCGACGTCATCGCGTCGACTGTCTGCGGGGTAGGCGTTTCTTTCTCAACCGATTCAAATTCACTCAGGATTGAACTCTGAAGTTCAGCAACTTGCTCGTCGCCTAACTCTCCGAGTTGGTCCATTTGTTCTTTAATTCGGTCCACGAACTGTCCTTCCTTCGGCCAGTCACGATAGGTCTTATTACCTATCTCGCTAATCAATCGAGGCCGAGGGACTCACAAACGCAATAGATGCGTGGAGGCACTCCACCTAGTATTGAATACTACATTAGTTCTAATAGTGTGATTTTTGATTTTGTACGATTTTCAAACAACTTAGGTAAGTAACCGAAGTAGTTTGGCCATCTGGCTGGAAATCTCTGACTGGTTATAAAGTTCTGAACCAGACATAAACTCCTTGAGAGGCTTGGTCGCAATATCAGCATCTTCCTGACCAATCTTGTCTTCCACACGGGTAATCATGTCTTCCATAAGACTTCTCAGCGCAGGAGGTACATCGCTGAAACGAATCTTCTGGGCTTCTTCCCCGAAAGCGAAGGGGAGGTTGGCAATGACTTTGCCTAACTCCCCAGCACTTGTACGAACGTTTTCAAGAGATTCAGGATTTAGTGCTTTTGCGTCCAATCGGTCAATAATGCCTAAAAGGTCACCCGCTGCCTTGGCTGCGCCAGCGTAATTTCCAGCATTATCTAGATTTTCTGCCTCTTCAATTTTCTTTACTGCTGCATCTGCTCCAGATGTACCTAAATCAGTTTTCAATCGGGCAAGGACTAATCGAAACTTCCCTTTCGCATCTCGCGGTTGGGTTTTAGGTGTGTATTTCTGGCGCTCGCGGTCTGCCTTTTCCTTGCCCTTAACTTCTTTTTTTAGTAAGTCAAGTTCCTCATCGGTAAGACCTTCAAGGTCTTCCTCGGTAATTTCGGCAGCAGCAAATACTGTATATGCGTCATCATCCATTTCACTGCTCTCAGTCATAAGAGCAATAATCTCTGAATCCGGGGTCCAGGCGTCATCACTACCTGCTTCAGAAATGATTTGGTCCATTGGCATGGCCATATCTTCTTCTGTAACCTGCGTAATAAAACTGCCCAAAATCTCCTCAATTTCAGAGAAATTTTTGCGTTGACGATGCATTTTTGCATGAGTTGATGTGTAGAAACCAAGTGCTTCTTTGTGACGTAATTGGCAGTATCCCTTAGCACGAGGTCCAAGGTATTTTGCTAATTGACGGACACAACGCTTCCAGTCGCCAGGTTGTCCCCAGCGAATTTTCGCGGCCCCTTCGCCTCTTGTCCAGTAGCGACGAAGCCTCTCAGCGTTTCCCCGGTTACGGTCCAATCCACCAGCAGCAGTTTGTGCTTCGACAATTTCTGTTGCTTTCCAGTTTTCTGGAATAAGGTTTGAACGGTCTAGTTGACGAGCACGTTTCATAATATGACGACGAACAAGTCCACGCTTTCCTGGTTTTGAACGACCATAAGCCTGAATAGCATTCTTCAAATCAGAAACATCTCTAATTGGGAAAGAACCATCTTTTAGTGCTTTGCCTTCTTCAGCAAGTTTCATACGAGTCTTGCGAGAGACAACAGCCAACTCTGCATTTTCATCTTCAATAGTTTGAAGCATATAAGCAGAATCTTCATTTTTAGCAGCAAGTATTTTGTTTGAAAGTTCTTGTGCTTTGATTGCTGCAGTCATTGCTTCCATTCTTGCTTTAGCACTCTCAGCAGCAGCAACAAGTGGAGCCTCTAGATTATCTAGACGATTCTTTACTTCTGCTAATGGGTCATGCTTTAGTTGAGCAAGAACATTTGCGCCAGCAGCAACAAGAGCCATAACCTGACCAGAAGCAACGCGAGCGCGAGCAATTGGGAAACCAGGTACGTTTACTTGGCATACTGCTACAAGTTCTAGTGAACCCTTGATTGGTCTCCAGTCACCAGATGGTGCTGAAGCACGAAGGGCTCTAATTTGTTCAGGAGTTGTTCCTGGGCGAAGTGCTCCAGAAACCCAGATGCCATAAGCATCTTCTCCTGCGTGTACATCTGCTACAGCAGAAGCGGTGTCGTCATAGTGACGAACTGCTTCGGAAGCAGATGCTTCTAGTGGTGCGTGACCACCAGCCAAAGTTAATTGTCCAACTGGCATATCGCTACCATCTTCGGTGCGAACAACTCCAGTATGGAAGTATGAATAACCACTCTTACTACGAGGTGGTCTAGTACCAAATGCCATTCCTATATGGTCAACGTGCCATGCGGCAATATGACCAAATACTTGGCCTTCATCAGTCACAGTCAGAGCGGTTGGTTTATTCAACTTAGGGTTGACGAACCACTCTTTAGGCGGAGTTACTGGAATTGCTCCAGCAACGATTCCGCAAGCGACGAGTGCTGATGCGTCGAGCGGATTTACTCCGTCAACGTACACTCCGTCTTGAATCACTTCTTGTTCCTCCTGATTCTCTGCAGCCTCTACAAGTTCAATAGTGCACTCTTGATAGGCTGGCTTTGGGACAAGAGTTACAGCCATAACTCTTGCTTTTGTTATTTCCATCTTTGTTCCGCCAACTTTTTTGTCGGAATCTTCTTTTGAAGCGGTGTCTTCTTCTTTTGCTTCAAACATATCTAAGTCAGCAGACACACCGCGGATAAATCCATTTCGGACTAATCTTTCTGCTTCTTTTCCATGCTCTCCTGTGTCAAAGTATCCATAAGCATTTCCAATGCCATTTTCTACTCGCTCCATTTGAACAATTTTTCCTACAACTACAGAACCGTTATGGCCTTCTCCAGTCTGCATTTGCCATAAAAATGGTAGAGGTAATTCACGAAGGCTTATTGCGCCAGGAACAAATTTACGTCCATCACCAGACTCAATTCCTTCTGGAATTACTAGTGGAATGTGGAACTTAGCGCCTACTTCTGGCTCTGTCATATCTCCAGTAGACATAACACGAGCCTTAGCATCAGCAATTCTTGCTCTCATTTCGGCAGAGGCAACAACAGCAGAAAATGGAGCAATCTGCTCTGAACTAAATACATTTGTAGCACGGCCTTTCTTGCCGTACAACTGACGATGTGCTTTATCACCAGTCCAAAGTCCTGTTGCTTCTTTATGACGAAGTGCGCAATAGCCTTTAGCACGAGGTCCCATATATTTAGAAAGTTGACGAACACAACGAGTCCAGTCTCCTGGAGTGTTCCAACGAATCTTCGCTGCGCCTTTTCCATACAACCAATAACGACGAAGTTTTTCAGCGTTGCCTTGGTTTCTATCAACACCACCAGCAGCCATAATCGCAACAATGCGTTGGTCTTCTTCATAAGCAGATGCTGTCTGAGGTGCTGCGTTATCGATTTGGTCAAGAACAATAGTTAGATTGTCGTCATCAAGAACTACGACGGGTGGAGGTGTAGGACTATTCAAATCGTTGATAATTTGTTCGTCTTTTACCCATTTACCTGGCTTGCGTTTGAAAGTTGTTGGTGTTGTACTCTTACTGCTTACAGGAATAAGAGCAACTAAATCCATCACTGCCTGTGGGTCATCCTCAGCAACAATTGCCATATATACAGGTGGCACATCTGTCGTATCAGGAGTTAGAGCAACTTCTTTATCTCCAGCAGAAGAAGTAAAGCCTGCTGGTTTTTGCTGCAACCAAGAAGGAGGATTTTTTCCAGGAGAAGGAGTTAGTTGATTTTTTGGTTTGTAAGTTTCTACATCAGAAGGTTTAACGCCTTTAGTATCTGGTCTGTACCAAATAGCATTTGGATAACTAACTGTTCCATCTTTATTTACAATTTTTTTCTCTAAAAAAGCACGAAGACTTGGGTCGTTATAAGCATTAGGAGTTTTACGAGAAGATACTTCAGCGGCAGTTGGAGTTGAGGGGGTGCTAGGTGTTGTTGATTCAGCACTAGTTTTTAGAGCAGCAGAACGAGTATCTGTTGCATAAACAGGATAGTCAGTAACAATTGTTCCTGCTTGTCCCATTTGAAGTTGAGGAAGTTTTCCAGGAAGAGTTGCGTATGGTCTGTCAATTGGAACTCTTGGCTCTCCAAGAATGTTGCGTGTAAGTTCTTTAGTTGAAACTGGAGATTGAGTTTGTGGTAGAGGCTTGAAATCATCAACGGATTGAGTTGTGTTCGCTGGAACATCAACATACTTTCCGTTCATAAGTTTAATTTTTACACTTTGTGAATCTGGATTTACAGATTCAATTGTTCCTGTGTATTCAGGGTTTCCACCAACAACAACTTTTCCACCAGCCTTGGCAAATTTACCTACAGCATCACGAACTTGACCACGAGCCTTTTTAGAACGCTCTTCTGGTGTGTAATTTCCATCTTGGTCTGTTAGGCCACCTTCACCAGCAGCAGTAAGAGAATCATCATATTCTGCGTAATCTTCGTATTCATCCATAGCATGGTCGTCATAATCGCCATCATCGTATGAAACGCTATCTACAAAGTCCCAATCAACTCCGTGCATATCGTCCATAAAAATTCTTGCTTCTTCTGGGTCAAACTGTGTTACAGATACAGAAGTGAATGGGTTAGAGTCAAATAAACCAGAAACAATAACAGCAGTCTTTGCATCTACTGGAACGTGAATTTTTGCTACATCATCATAAGGTTCATCTAAAGACTTATCGTATGTTTCAAAATCGTGATTGATGTTTCCGAGGTCTTCCCACATTCCATCATCCCAAACAAAGCAAACTCCATCAGGTGCTACTTTGTATAGGCGGTCAATGCCTGAACCATCAAGGCGAATTCTTATATAAAACTGAGGTGCCATTTCTTCTGGCATTGTTTCTGCTTCAATAAATGCGTTGAAATCTACAGCAGCAGGATTTTCATAGTCAGACATAACGTACTCAAATGAAGCAGTAATTGAGTTTGATTGTGCTTTTCTATTTTCACGTTTTACAATTGCAGTGGCCCAAGACTTAGCAGCGTCTCCACCCCAGAGCGCCCAAGCGATACGACCATTTGATGGATAGCCAGGTTCTCCTGGAGAATATCCTTTACCCTTTTTATCTACTTCGTGACGTGGGAAATATTTAGCAATGTGACGGATTTTACGAATACCAATTTGTCCACCACGAGCAAGAGTGCGTGCTGTATTAAGACCAACTGGAGTTCCGCCACGGTTTTCTTCTTTTCTCCACTCCAAAGCCCTCTTGGCTTCGGCTTGTACTGATTTTGGGATTGTATAAAGCCTGTCATTATTAGAGAAAACTTTTATATCTAGGTCAGTCGTAGCCGCAACTGCTAGTTCAAAAGGAATAGAAGATGTAGGAGGAGTTTGGTCGCCCTCAGGAACAAAAGAAGCAACTAAAGCATCTGTTTTGTCTACAGATAGAACTAGTTTTTCTTGTTCGTCAATGAGTACGGCTTTGTCTTCAACAGTAAACAAGACTTGATTGCCGCTGCGGCCAATAAACTGCACGATTTACTCCGTCTCTTCAGGTTCCATAGACTCGTACTCCAAAACGTCTTCAACGGGGATTGCCAAATCTTCGGCATCTGCCTCGTCATAGACTGGTATGAAGGCGGGGTCTACATAGATAATAATTAAACCATCTAAATCAAACTCCCAGTTGTCTTCTTCAGTGATTTCTTTCCACTGTCCCTTGTCTCTATAAAACAATCCATCGTCAGACTCGTACATAAGAACAACTGCTTCATCTGCATCTGGGTCACAGAAACAGAAGAGGTCTTCTGGGAACTCTGGATTCTCTGGTGTGAATGCCACGGCTACTGCTCCTTTATTTTGTTGTCGTCAACTGGACCACCTGCCACCCAAGCGCGGCAAGTTCTAGCGGCAGCACATTTGAAATCGAATGCTTCGCAGTATCCGAGTTCGCCAGCCGCGTCAATCGCATCAAACTCATCGGACTGATTTTCTCCAGTCAATCCTTGAGAGATGCAATTCTTCATATCTGTCGTGACAACAAAGACAGCACAATTACCACAGCGCTGTTTCTTTGCAGTTTCCACATCAACCTTCCACTCATTTGCGAGTGTTTGCCAATACTCCTCATTTGGTTCTTCGGGGTTTAGTGGTCCATACATAGCCGTATCAATAGCATTTTTACGGTTCTTGAGGTTTAGAGCAATGTCCTGAGTTGCTGGTGGGCATTGAGTTGCGGCAGCAGTAACAGCAGTTGTACCTTCTGGATTTCTAAAATACCAAGCATCTTCTGCTCGATAGGACTCTGAAAGAATGGCTTCTTCTGGAGTTTCATAATCAACATCATCAACTTTTATTACATCTAGTTGAGACATATTTCTTGAAAGGAGCAAAGCCCAATCTTCTGGGGTTGTTGGCTTTTCTCCAGTTATTGTAAGAATTTCTTCTACACGTTCATCATTGAATTGTTCAAATTCAGTAATGTTTTTGTCAGCAGGAATAGCATAGGCACCACTGTCTTCAGTAGTGACAATAGAAAAGAGATGACCTTTTTCTTCGGAAAGAATATTATCTAAATAATAAACTCTGTATACGTTAAGTGCCATGTCGTCTCTCCCTTATAGTTTCTTTGCTATCGCTAGTCGCCACTTGTCTGCATCAATACCCTTCAGAGCAAGTAGTCGGTCAATCACTTTTTTCTTATGGTCAGGGTTAATATCTGCAAAGTAGTCTCCACGCTCTATGGCTTGGATTGCTTGCTGAATTGTCATATCAGTAAGTTCTTTGAAGTTTACAGCACCAATCTCTTTAGCAAGTTCCTTGACAATCTTTCCACCATCTCGTTCATTACCGCTGGTAAACCAGTCCTCAGGGTCATTACCAACAACTGCTCTATTCTTCTTCAAGAACGCTTGAGCAAATCCATGGTCAATAGGAAGGATTTGAATTTCTTCATATCCGTTTCCACCAACTACTCCTCTGTCATTAGGAGCAAACAGCATATTATTTTGGTGTCTATCGCTGTTATAGATAATTGCATCAAGAACTCCAAGACCAATCAAATCAATAATTGCTGCTCGTCTTGCTAAATCAGCACGGTCATTTACAGCATTTCCTACAACTTTTGGCTTTGCCTCGAAGTCAACAGAGTCACCAGCATTAGTCATAATCAACACTTGAGCGTCATTGTCATGTCTAACAACTACTGGTGCTCCTATAATTCCGAGAGCACGGGCTAACTGGCTAGAAGCAAGTTCAGCATCAGCCTCCTCTAAACCACGCTCACGCTTGAAATAAAAGATTTGACCAGATTCTTTATGAATTAGACGGTAATTGTATGAAGCATTAATTCCATCACCAACTTTTTGAATTCTAAATCCAGTATCTTGTCCATTGATTACTAAATCAACTGCTTTGCGATTATTTAGATTTTGTCCAGCAGAAAATACGGCATTAGGGTCGATATTTTTTAACATATCGCCAATACCTAAATCTTCTCTGTTAGGCTCAAAAGCAACTCTTTCTTCGTGTAGCCCACGCATAAATGTTGCAAGTTCTAGAGCACGAGCCTTCTTTTCATCAACGTTTGTTGGTCCTTTGCCAGAAAACATCGTTCTTACATATTGAGCCAATGCCTGACGAGCATCTTTATTTAATTCAGCAATAGATACTTCGCCATCTTTAGCGAAGAACTGTTGAATTTCATCTTTATAAGGTTGTAGGAAAACATTGTCTTCAAAAACTTTGTCATTAGCAAATTCGCCCTTAAGGTTAGGAGCCTGAGCAAGATTGAATTTATTTGCTCCATCAGCAATTCTTTTCTCACGCAACTCGACAGGGTCAATAAAAGGCATATTTGCTTTAGCAAATGGTTTTTGATTTTTCTTTCTAAACTCTTTTAATAACTTATTGATGTCGTCTAATCTTGTACTTAGCGCAGATACATCAAGACCTTTTACTCTACTTATGTATTTAATTGCCTCTTCAAAATAATCTGTTCTAGCACCTTCTACTAAATCATCTTTGGTAGAGATACTGTCAGCAAACTCTTTTAGATAGTCTTTAGCATAAGCAAGATTTCTAATAGCCTCTGAGCGACCTTGACGTGGAAGTCTTCCAATAATTTCATCTAAAGCAGCCTTGAAATTATCTACTTCAACAGTATCTACATTTGGAAGTTCTCCAAAAGGATTATTCAAATCTGCTACTAGATTTTTTTCTTTTTCTACTTCAAGACGACTCTTCTCAGCCGCTAGCCTGTCTCTTAGTTCAGCAAGAGACTGTCTAATTTCTTCTAGGTCAGATGTTCTATTTACACGACGGATAGCAGCATCTAACTCATCTAAATTAATTTTTTCAGGATTTGCTACATCAAAGTCATTCAATAAATTGTTTATTGCTCTTTGAGCATTTCCTACTGTAGTGGCTTTGTCTCTCTTTTTAGACTTGTACCAATTTTTAGCAATCTCTAACTGCTCGTTGATGTAGTTGAGACCATCAGCAATTTGTTGGTTATCTAAAGCGCCAAAATCAGGAGCAACAAAATTCTTTAATTCTTCTGCTGCTTTATTTGCTTCTGCTTCTGCATTCTTATCTTCTTCAGCATCGGCTCTAGGTAGAGGTGGTTTTGGTGCTGCTTTTCCAGGAACAAGATTAGGAGCCTTACGTCCACCGCGGAAATCAGGAAGAGTTATTGGAGCATCAATTTCATTTAGACGCTCTAGTTTTCTAGCCTTCACAAGACGTCCACCTTGGTTGAGTACCCACTTGGCATCTTCGTTTTCAAACTGAACCATCAGATTGTCTAGATAAACCTTCTTACCACGAACAACTCCGCCAGCCTTCTTACCTTCTTCAACCTGAGCACCTTCACGCTTTTTAACAACACCACGACCAAATCTTGGATGCATAACTACATCACCAGGTTGTAGTGGAACTCCGTTAGCGTCTTTGAAATATCCTTCTTTTTCAAAACGTCCGCCCATTGCACGGCCTTCTTTAGCAACAATGCGCTCATCTAAGGCTTTACGCTTAATCAATCCACGCTTAGCACCTCTGTTAGTGCCCTTTTCTTGTGGAATCTCGAACTCTTCATCAGCAACTCCAGGACGACGTACATTGCGAAGTGGAGAGTCTGCTTTAAAATAACGTGTTTCAATTTTTCCGTTGACACGGTTCTGCACTTTGAATTCGTATCTATCTAAATAACCAATGTATTTAGCCTCAAGAACTTCTGCGAAGTTGCCCCAGAATGGTTCCCAGAAAAAGTCTCCAGCATTTACTTCTTGTGCTTCAATAGGAGCAAGACGACCAGCATTGGCTTCTACCCAAGCATTGTCCTTATCTTTTGCTTCTTGCTCTTCAGCGGCTCTAATTTGTTCTTCGGTAAGAGCCTTCTTGGCACGCTCGCGCTTTGGTTTTTCTTCTGCTGGTTTTTCTGGATTTTGAATTGCGTCAACAACACGATTGACGAAGTCACGTCCTTCTTTTTCAGCAGCATTTTTGTTTCCATGGTTTGTTGTTTGATTTGCTATGACTTCGCCTTCAGCGTCTTTTACAACAGCATCAGCCTGGAAGTCTGGCTTATCTTCTCCAACATCCTGAATTTTTACATCTCCAACAATATCGTTAGGAAGATTTTCTACTTCAATAAACTCTGGAGCATTCTGAGCATCTCCAGGAACATCTCCACGAGAAACAGGAACATTCTTTGCCCTTGCTTCTTCTGGTTCTGGCATAGCAGCACGACGTTCAGCGAGGAACTCGTCTGCTCGCTCTTTTAATACTGCTTCTGCTTCTGCTACAGCACCGTCATAAGTTCTGTAATCATTATTGAAAGAAAGTACTGCCTCGTCATTATTATCAACAATTCCTACAATTACTTCGTAGCGACCTTCTTTGTTTTTTCTAATACGAATATATCCGTCAGCAAGACCTCCAATATCAACGGTCTTACGATATACAACATCTCCTGCAACAGATTTTTCTTCAATATCAGCAGCATTTTCTGGCTCGTTAGCAATGAATGGAGCCTTCTCCCCCTCAACTACTGTTTCTGGAGCATCAAGGTCACGAGGATTGATAGGGCGACGTACTCCATCTAGAAATACACCATGCCAATGTTCGTATGTTGAAATTTCTCCGTTTTCAATATTTCTGCGATAAACTTTTACACGTCCTGGCTTCAACCCAAACTCTTCACCAGCACGAATAGCAACTACTTGCCAAATTGTGTTTCCGTCCTTTGACTGCATAAAATCGCCAGGAAGCAAATCACGCATACGAATGTTTTCTCTTGGCAATAAAGCAGTGTTTCCGTCGTCGAGAACCCAGTCGCGGTCTTTCATAATCATCTTGCCACGAGGGAAGTCTGCGTTCGGTGTGAAATCAAGAACTACTGGTTCTGGATTAATACGAACAGGCTCTGGCTCAAGGCCAACAGGACCAGCATCTACTTCTTGTCCTTCTGCCTTATTAGGTGTAGCAGCCTTTACAACATCATCAATGTTTACAGGCTTGCCAGCAAGAGCATCGTTGATTGCTTTAGCAGCAACATACTCTCCAAGTTTTACATCGTAGTCAGCAAGAGCGGCGTTGTAATCATCCATCTTTGCTACATACTCGTCGTTGCGAGCATCAACATCAAACAAATCTTTACCAGCATCAAATTCAATTCCCTTTTCAATAAGAGCATTGAAAATTTTTGCTGCTGCTTCTGCATCAGCATCTGCTGCGTGCCAATTTTCTAAATCAACACCAAGATGCTTAGCAAGATTTCCTAGGGCATAACTTTCACGGCCTTTAGGAGTCTTAGGACGATTTTCTTTTGGTTGGTCTTTGTAGATGTCTCTAGCCATTGGAAGAACATCTAGAAGACCTGTAGGAGCCCAATCAAGACCATACTTGTCAGCCATGCGACGAGCAACTTCTTCATCAAATACCATGTTCTGAGCACCAAAAATTGCGTTTGGCCCAGCCCACTCAAGAAGTTGTTTCATTGCCTCTTCTTGATTTGGTTGTTGTGCTAAAAATTCGTCAGTAAGTTTGTTTCCATCCGCGTCAACAGCGTTTGGAATACCATTTGTATCACGTCCAGCGTAAGTATCTTTGATAGAACGTCCTGGATTCATAAAAATGTTTACGCGGTCAATAATTTCACCATTGCGCATACGAACAGCAGCAACTTGCCATGGTTCGTTACCGTCTTCTAGTTGAACACCAGTTGTTTCAAAATCAAAAAAGACAATATCGCGGTCAGCAAGTAATTCACGGAACTTATTCCAGTCTCCACCTGCTTCACGAGCAATATTTGCCATTTCTCCTTGGAATGCTGGCATTTCAATCATTCGTGGAGGCGTAGGACGAGCAATTGCTACTGCGTTAGGAATATCTTTATCATCTTCCGCAGCGCCAGCCTTGTAGTCAATTACAGGCAAGTCTTGAGGTGCTTGCCAACGAGCAGCGGCTTCGTCAAGCATCTTTTGATGCTCTGCACGCTTTGCTGGGTCTTTATCTGGACGCCACTTACCATCAACAACTTGATGTGGTTGATGTAGTTCTGGCAAATCTCCTTTAGCAGGTGCTTCTGCGTTACGAATAACATCAATTTGTGTATCAACTTTCCATTCTTTACGTTGTGTAACGTGTCCTGGATAGTAGCCCTCAACACTAACAAATCCAGGCTTTGTATTTTCGTCAGTAAAAGTTCTTTCAATAACGAAGTGGCCCTTCTTAGGGTCAGTAGTCACATCTCCAGGCTTTACATCAGCAGCACGAACTAAAGCACGATGTGGTTGATTCTTTGGCTCAGTGGGGTCAACAAAATTCTTTTTAGCAGCGTCAAGTTGAACATTGTATTCAGCCATTGCAGCATCAAAACGTGCTTGGTCTTCTGGATTAGCAAAGCCCCAGTTGCCATCAGCATCTTTTTTGCGTCTTCCAAAATCTTTTTCTTTTGGCTTAGACAAAACTGGCAAGTCACCTTGAGCAGGTGCCTCTGCACCACGAATAACTTCAATCTCACGCCATTCATTCCACTGCTTTGTGTCTTGCTCAACGTGGCCAGGGTAATAACCCTTAATCTTTACGCGGTCAGTTCCAGGAACTTTCTCGCCAATTTCAGTAATAACAAAGTGGTCACCAACAGTAATGTCACCAGGTTGTAGCCCAGTTACCTTAGAAACAATGCGATAAGGACCTTTAGGACCTTCTCCATCTCCACCATCTCCTGCTGGAGCAACGTTTGCTGGCTTTGGATACTCAGCGAGTCCATCTGGAAGTTCTTCAACAGCATTTACTTCAAAGTCTTCTTGGATTTCTGGACGAATTGTTTTCTTTTCGGCAGAAACAGGTTGTTCTTCAGCACCACGTTCTGCAATTTGTTTTTGAAGACGCTTTTCGTTCTCGTCAAGAACACGTTGCGCACTTTCACGAGGAAGTTCTTGTAAAGCCTCTGTAGCAGTTTTTCCGTATTTCTTTTTCATGTCTGCCATGGCAAGTCCTTGAGCGTCGCCACGAGTTATATCTTCTTCTAATTCATATTTATCAGCAAGGTCTTCTTCTTCCTTGAGAATATCAAAAACTTCTTTTTCTTTTTCTGAAAGTTCAGAAGGCTCTTCTTCTTCTTCAACAACACCAGCAGCATCATCTGCTTCAATCTGAGCAAGGATGTCTCCAGCCTCGTCATCTTCAATACCTTGCTTCTGAGCAGGGCGTCCTTCCATATAAATCTTATTTAGTTCATCATCAGTATCAACACCAAGAAGTTGAAGCGCATCGCGTACTGCTTCTCCAGGAATGTTTGCTACAAAGTCTTCGCCATCTTCTGTTTTTAGTTTGACAGCGCCATAACCTGGTGCTTCGTTTCCTGGCTCAACGGCGCGACGAAGTTCTTTCTTCAAATCGCTTTCAGAAACATTCTGTGCAAGAAATACTGGATTATCGCTAAAGCCTTCTGGCAAAACAGGGTCTGGATTATCAGCAGTAACTTCACGCCAATTTTGGAATGGCGCTGGGTCTAATTTGTTGTAACCCTCTGGGGCATCTAAATCTTTATTCTTAGGCAAATGAATGGTGTGGTCTTTGCTCTCCATAAAACGAGCAAGTTCATTCTCATTCAAACCTTCTAGAAGTGGAGGAAGCGGAGTGGTATCACGCTTTTCTTCTTTGAACTCTGGCTCTTCTGCTGCTGGAGCAACATCTGGAGTTCCTTCTTTTGTTACACGCTCAAAGGCTTCAGCAATATCTGGCTCTGAAGTACGAACAACTTCCTCACCTTTACGGGAGTCTAGAAGTGCTTGTTCGTTATTGTTGTTTTGATTTCGCTTGTCGTAAATCTTTGCCAACTCAAGGTCAGCATCTTCTCCAGCCTCTTTGAGAGCGTTGTAGATGGCATCTGCTTCTACTAATCCATCTCCATCTTCAAAAGACAAATTGCCATAACCAAAAGCATTCTCGTTTTCTCCCTGTGGAAGAACTGCTTCTTCTAATGCCTGAACTAAATCTCTCGGGTCAAACTTTTGAGCAAGTTCTACAGGGTCATCTGTAAAATCTCGTGGAGCATCTTCGTCTTGACGACCTTGTGGGTCATACTCTTGACCAACTTTTAGTTTGAAAGCGCCAGCAGGATACTCAAACTCAAAAGATTTTTTACCTGTTGCTGGTTCTTCTTTTTTAGGAAGTACTGCTTTTTGGGAAGGCTTATCTACTTCATCAATTCCATCAAGAATATCTGCCCAAGATTTACCTTCGACATTTCCGCCCTTGCCATCACTTGCTCTAAAGTTTCCAAAATCGTCTTTAGTTACAACCCAGTTTTCATTTTTCCAGGTGTATCCTCCCTCTTTTGTCCAACCTTCTGGAGCATCAACAAACTCTAATTCATCTTCCTCGATGATTTCATCAGTTGCAGAGAAACGAACTGGCTTAGGGCTAAATCCATCTTTTGTTGGATTGAGAACAGCCTTGATGTACTCGCCTTTTTCTGGAGTAATTTTTGCAATACGGCCATCTGGAAGTTCCATAAGAACTTTTCCATCTGGAGTGTCCATAAGAGTTCTACCAACAAGACTAAATACTTTTCCAGCACGACGAACTAAAGCCTTGATTCCTCCGCCTTGATAAGCAAATCGTCCCTTGCGGTCACGACGCTGTAATTGAGCACGAAGCGAGCGGTTGTATGGAGAGTTTCCATCTCCAATAGCAGCAATAAGAGTTTCTGCTGGAATAGTTCCTTGTGGCAGAGAAGAAAGTGCTGAAACATAATAAGTATGTTCAACTGAATCAACTTCTGCTATCAAAGCAGAAGCAAGAAGTGTCTTTGCAGTTGTATCTGTAATTCTTTCATCGTCAACAATCCAACGAGCACGAGCCTCACGAAGAGCAGATGCTGTTAGAGAATGCTCACGGGTAGAGCGTGGGTGAGAGATTGGAAGTAAATCTGTATGACTATAAACAAGAGCATTTGGCTTGTTGTATTTAGCAAGATTGATGTAATTAGAAAGTTCTTTCAGAGCCATATGCTCACGAAGTGAGAATGGAAGATGACGTGTTCCTTGAAGAGAACGAAGAATTACAGAAAAGGCTGCTTTCTTAGTGATACGACGAGAAGAGTTGGCGTTGAGATTTGCTTCTTCAACAAGAGAAAGCACAGATTCTCTAATACGTTGTGCTTGGTTTAGTGAAGTAGCACGACGACCATCTTGAGAAATGGCGTAACTTATACGACGAATTCTGCTCACTCTTCAGTACCTTCCTCAACTACTGGGAGTAAATCTCCATCAAGGCTTTCATGTCCCAGCGATGCTAAAAGCGAAGCACGAACAAATGGGTCATCGCCATTTCTTACGCCACGAAGCCATGAAGCACGAATCGCTGGTTCTACTTCATAACCAAAACCTGAATACTCTGCCATAGCAAGAATAGCGTCTTCTGGATAGAAGTAATCTTCTTTATTCTTGAGTTCTACAGTAAGTTCTTGGTCATACATAAATTCTTCTAGTTCTTCCATAGTTGGTTTGTCTGAAACTTTTACAGCACCTTCTGGAAGAACAGCAAAACGACATTTACCTGTTGGTTCTACGGGGAACGCAATAATCTGACATTGTCCTGGACCCTGATACAAAACACAGTTAGCACAAGTGACACCAATTTCAGCATCTTTGTTTTCTGCTGCTGGTGTGTATCCTGCCCAGATTCCAGTTCCGTCTTCGTTAAACTTTCCATACTTGTCAGCAATTTCTATAAGTGCTGCTGCTAAATCTTGTTCTTCAGGAACTAAGCCAGATGCGGTAATAGAATTTGATTTCTTTGTTGAGCGAGGATGTGATGCTGGAAGCAAATCATTATCTGTTGTGTAAGCAGAGTTAGAAGGCTTTCCAGATTTGAGTAAACGCAAGAAAGCATTGACACGACCCATTGCCCATTGATTGCGATTCATTCCAGGGCGATGTGAAACAGAAAAAGCACCTGCGCCACGACGATAAACAGCCTTGAGCATTCCTAGTGAAGCCTTGCGACCTGGAGAAGCCTTCTCGTTGTGTTTAGCAACTTTTTCTTTGAGGGATGCTTCAACAGATGCAGAAAATTTTACTTTGCGTGCTGCCTTAGTTCCTTTAGCAGAACCTTTTTTATTTTTTGTTGAACCCTTAATTCTGTCTTTTGCTGGAGCAGGAGTTTGAGAAATAGTTCTTTTCTTTGCTGCAAATTCTGAATCATTTGATGCGTCTACAGGAACACAGTTAGGAACCATTTTGCCATCTTTGCCTTTTTTCATACCTACTTGTTTGTAACCATCCCAACAAGGACCTTTGTTGGCAGCAGTCAAAGAATCAGAAGAAACTAAAACATCAAAAGATTCACTAGACATTACTGTTCCTGTCCTTGCTCTTCTACTGCTGGTGCTGTTTCTGCTGTTTCTGCTGTAGCACCTTTCAAAATTTGTTCAACACTTTCTGGAAGTGGAGCAACAGATGTTTCTTGCTGAGTCTGACGAACTTTGTTCATAAACTCTGGAGCAACAGAAGCAAGCATCTGCTCTGTTAACTCTGGAGTAATTGCGCCTTTCTCATACAACATACGAATTGCAACTTCATTTGCTGTAGGAGCATCTGCTTGTGAGAATCCATGAGCACGTCGCCATGTTTCTTGTGAAATAACACCACGGTCATAACCAGAATCTGCATCAGCAGCACGGTCATTGCGAGTTGAAACTGCGCTTGGGTCATACCAAACAACGATGCGGTCAACATCGGATGGAGAGTAGCCCTGCGCTATGAGATATGGGCGTAGATAAACAATTGTCAAAGCATCAGCAATGAGCAACATCAGTGGCTCGATATGAGCCTTGTACAACGCCTCATCAATTTGTAGAGCGTTCGAGTATTTCACATTAGCAAGACCTGTCACTACATCCTTTGGAACATCTAGACCCTGAAGGATACGTTCTAGTACTCGGTCTGCACGTTGAGCCAATGCAGGGTCGAACGAACGCTCAAACTTGAATTGTTTAATGCGGTCACCAAGTTCTGCTGGACCGCGAATGATAAGTGGAACAACTGCTGATGCTGACTCTTCATCACGAATCGGAGTTGTCATTGCATCAATGAGTTGGTCCTCAAATTCATCTTCTGCCTCTTCAGCAGTAAAGGCTGGATTTAATTCACTATCTGCCTCATCGTATGGATAATCTGGGTCACCTTGTGCAGCAACAGAAAGTCCATCAGGCAAATACAACGCACCAGCATTGAGGCGAGAGCGTGCAGTTGCACGGAATGTTCTGTTGAGGAGAAGAAGTTCAGAACAAAGGTCTAGCAATCCACGAAGCGAAGAATCTGCTTCATCTGAATAACGAGGATGTGAACGCCAGATACGACCAACAAAAGCATTGTTGCCAAGTTTGTTTACACCTTGAGTATTGTTACCAGTGCTCTGTTCACGACGACCAATAATGTTGTAGCCACCACGAGCATCTGCCATAACTTCATCTACAGAGCGAATATCCCAAGACTCTGGAATTCCACTTCCTTTTTTCGCTGGAACTTGTACTAAATAACATTCACCAGCAACAGAAAGATTTAAAGCAGCATCACGAAGTAGTCCTGCTTGTCCACCGTATGCAGAATCTAAACGAGCAAGTGCTCGCTCTGCTGCTGCGCCAAGACGTGGGTCAATAATTGAAGAGTTGCGAACAGATGTTGGTGTTTCAGATGGATTATCAACAGATGCTGCATAAATACGAATTCTTGAAACAACAGAAGCAACTAAATTGAAAGCATATTTGATTTCGCCAATAGCATCGTAGTATTCCCATGCTTCGGCTTGCCATGAAGATGAACCAGCAGCACGACGTTGCTTAAACTGCTCAAATTCTCCCCTGTCATTGATTTTAATTTGAACAGCCGCTGCTGTAAGAGTTCTTGGTGCTGAAAAAGGTAAAGCAACTGCTTGAGATGGAGAAAAGAAAATAGAAGCAGGTCCTGTAACCTGTTTTTCTCTTTGCTTAAGAACTATTTGACGAGAACGAGTTGTTTTTGAAGATTTTGATTTACGAGAAGTAGATTTCTTCTTAGGAGCAGGTGTAACTTCGCTACCTTTAGGTGTTTCATCGCGTTTGAATACGCTCACAGATAGAACTCCTCGTCATTGTTACGGAGTATCAAGACTACTTGTCCTCATACGCAGATAACAGGCCAGCAACAGCCGAAAGTGATAACACAAATGCGACTATGTATGTGGCTTCAGGAATAATGATACGGGATATTGTGAATAATGATGCCGACCAAACGCTTACACACCACATACAAGTCAGTAAGTATCCTGTTTTAGTGCTTTCTGGAGGAAACTTGCTCCACAACCACTCTCTAGGAGTAGAAAGCACCTCGTCTCTAACTATGAGCCTAGAAAAGCGATAAACCGCTAGTCCATAGATAAGAAACTCTAAAAAATCTATGCTCATTGTTACTCCCCTGTCGTAATTATGTTCTTGTATGGGTTCCATGTCCTCAAACGAGACCCGCAACCGCAGTTATTGTCTTTTCCAAAGGCTATGAACTTACCAGTCTCTGTTTTTACTCTGTGAACTCTGTCTGACTTGCTGTAGGACTCAACTTTTTCTTTGAAAACCAGCCTAGGACCTGTTGGGGAGTCCACAGCGATAAGTAAAAGCCCATCAATGATTGTTATTCGGCAAGCATCTACCTTTCTAGAACCTTTAGGAGCACCACCACGAGGTAGAAGTGTTTCTATGTCCTCTAAAGAGTCTGGGTCAGCCAAAGTGGCAACTGCTGGAAAGACATCTGCTTGAATTCTCACTTACGCTCCGTGTATTCAGTAGGTACATAGAAGTCATTCCACCCCAAATGCGACTTAGCAAGTGGTAGAGGCACTAGAAGAGGGTTATCACGAGTTGCTTTGTTAGGTTCAAGCATGTTGTTGAGGTCTTGAGGGCTCTCAGCAACAGTGCAGTACATCCACGAAGGTGTCTCTTGAAGTGTTTCTAATGGAAAGGCTATTGGATGAGGAGAGTGCTCTGCTGTAAAAGTCTCTAAACGCCTTGCGTTGGGTCTAGAGGTTGATTTTTTAGCATTGAACCAAACAGCAACAACTAAATCTTCTTCCGAGTAAACCCCAGACTTATTTTTATACGTTATAGGCATTGCTTAGTCTCCTCGCCATTGCTCTGTAGGTAACTCCAGCAGCCTCAGCGATTGCTGCTGCAGGTATTCCACGGTCATACAACTCTGTAGCAAGAACTGTGAGTTCCCTATTGGCTTCAGCAAGAGGACTGTTGGGCGGAGTCTTTGCTCTGTAGCGTCTAGAGAGGTCTGCTAACTGCTTTAGACGAGGTTTCAACTCTGCTGGTACTCCTGGAGAAATAGAACGAGTGATTGGGGTGTCTGAAAGAGGCGCTGTTGTAGTCAAAGATTTAGGTGGGGTTGGTGGAACTGGTCTGCGTTGGGGTGTAGAGGCCGTGTTCTGAACCCAGAAGTGAACTGTGGACTTAGGACGAACGGGTTTGAGAGAGTTAGCGATAACCGCTAGTGACCAACCAGATTCCCAGAGTGCTCTAATGCGTTCTTTGAGAAGTTGCTCTGATAAACCAGATAGAAAACGAATCTCGTCTTCTGGAAGTCTGGTCTTTTTCTTCATAGATTTATTGTACAGGATTTTTTACTACCCGTACAAAGACTCAACCGAAGTGTTGAACGTTTACTACAAAAGGACCACCAGTACTTGGGTCTAGTTTTGATGCAATTGTTAGTGCTTGACGAACTATTGTTTTAGCGCTGGATAAAGTTCGCTTTCTACTTTCCAAAGCAGAGTGCATAGCGCCAAGGGCGTAATGTGCTCCAGAACCAACAGCATAAATTCCACTTTCATCATGTGCCCACGAATAGTCTTCGCCTATCTCATAAATAGTTGAATTGACAATAACTAGCAACTGGCTATCGTGCTCGCCATCTTTAGAGTAGGAGTTTTCCTCAAAGCATCGCTTGAGGTCTGGGATGAAGTGGGTAGTAATAAATTTGTCTAGTTTTGCCCCGTAAGAGGTTGGATTTATTGTTGGTGGTTTGAAAACATATGAAATAAGGTTTACAGCACGCAAGTCTCCAGCAGCACCTAGTAAATACTGCCCATTCTTTATTAGTTTTCCATTGTCTTTTGGAAGTGTATAGATTCTTGCATTATCTTCAGTGACTCTTGAGTCATAGCCGACAACAGACCAATTCTCGCCTTGAATAGCCGCAATCGTTGTCATCTTGTAAGCACCCTTTTTCCAATGTTTTAGATTAAGCCATCCCAGAGGTCTGTACGAAGTTTCTCGTACTTATCTCCGTGATAACCATTGCCTTTATTAGAAATATCCTCGTCTCTTTGAAGAGAGTCTAACGAAAGCACAGCAATAAAGTCAGTATCCTCAAACATAATCACTAACTTCGTGTCTCCGTCAGCAGGGTCGTCCACAATGGCTGCCATGAATGGCTGAGCAGAACCATTTGGGTGGTAATCCTTAGCAACTATTTCCATACGAAAAAGACTAAGGGGTATTTATACTATGCTATTTGTAAAATTTGTCAAGTCACTCATTACACCAACTCCAATCTAGACAGGTAAGAGAGGAGTTGGCGGAGCGGAAGGGTGAGCCGCTCTCATCTCAGCGGTGATGAAAGGGGGATAACTCCACCAACTGAGGTACTACAACTTTAACATATAACTGGAGCAGCAAGAGTGTTGGACGATAACCTTGAAAATATGAACCTTTCCATATTTTGATTTTGACCTGTGAGACGGCTCTGCTTGTTTTGAAGCATTTTCCAAATCGTTTCCGGAAATAATTACAAAGACTACAAAAAAACTTTTTTATTTTTGTAAAAAACAATAAAAATAAATGTTTATG